AAATTCCCTGCGACCCATCAAAAAAAATAATTATTAATTAATCAGTGGGCGGGCTATAAAAACCTCTCAACATTCACAACTATTATAAAGTATTGAAAATTAATATTTTAAAGTAGTGTAATTGTTGAGAATGTTGTAGAGTGTTGAGATGTTTTATTTTATTTCTGCAACATTCTCGACATTAAAAAAGATAACACCTTTAAAATCAAGGGTTGAGAGGTTGAGAGATAAAAAAAAGAAAATGAATCTATATATAATAAAAAAAATATTTTTTTATGTACAAAGAATTTGAAATTTTAGAAATATTTGAATCAATAATCACATTATCTGATTTAAATAAAGTGTGTAATGCCTTTAAATACTTGATTGATAATGGTTTTATTACTACTTCGGTTTTTTTACACAGAATATCACATATCACATTTAGAAGAATAACTAATTCTGAGGATTATGGAAAAAGTAAAATACTTTAAAATTAGAGGAACTTTAGTAAGAGCTTCTAGTAATGATTTTATAGACGATCATGGAATTTTTATCGAAGAAAAAATATTTTTTGTAAAAAATATAATAAATAAAAAATTTGAAACAACGTATAAAATTAGTTCAATAAATAGTGTTCACAAAGATATTTTACAATTAGCGATTGAAAAATATACTATAGCTGAATTTACTTTTTTATTAGAACATGATCTAATCTATAAATTATCCGATTCGCATAATGAACTTGACTTTAAATTTTATTTAATAGTAAAAACAGCCACAATTTTTGATGTTTTCTATAACTATAAATGGTTAAAAATAAATGCATGCTATTATGAAATGAATACATTTTCAAATACATTAACAGGACCGTATTATTTTAGAGAAAATGATGATATAGAAAAAATAAAAATACTAGTAGACAAATCCTTAATTTATATACCAACAAAAAAACAAACATTTGAACCACTTATAAATAAAAAATCAGCATAAATGTATTCAATAAACGAAACAAGATTAATATTTGCCAGATGCAAAGATTATATCGAATTAGAAAAAATTTGTGATGCCTTTCTGCTAATAATTTATGATAATAATTTTTCTCAAAAAAAGCTAGATTACATAAAACTACAAGCAAAAATAAGGTTTAGACAACTAAAAGCGTTAAATTTTATTTTAGGGAAATCAATGCAAAGATTTAAAGAACTAGAAAACTTATAACGCTATGGTGCTTGTAGATGCCAGCCTACACGCTCCTATAATTTCGGCTGGGACAAAAATGCCTAGTCTTTTCGGTTGAGAAACCATAAAAACAAACACAAAATAAATTATTAATTAAGCCTGATGCAACAGCTGAAATATACTAGCTGTTAGGGAATCGGCTTTTATTCACAACTAAATGGCAGTAAGTAATAGAACTATAAAAAAATGGCTCGGAAAAAATGTAGAGCTAACAAACACTACGAACTTTCTAGGCACTAAAGGAAAAATTATAAGTATTGAAAATTCAAATATAGAAAGAGCAATTTTTGGATATGAAGTAAAAATAAAATTGACTTGTGGATTAACAGTGTTAGCTTATAAATTTGAAGGATTGACAATTATTAGCTGATCCAACTAAGCTGTTCCCTAACGTCCCGCCGCTTGGCGAAGTGGCGGAAATCGAAGCACAAATGTTCGGTTCAGCACTACACTTTAATAGATGCACAGACGTTCAACTTACCACAAAAACCGCCATTTTGCCAAATTGCTGTTATGCACTGGCACGGGATTTTAAACTAAACGAACTTATGAAACCATTAGGTATTAAAAATTACGGTTCAATTCCTCACTTATCAAATTCAAAATTAGGAACTGGAGACCATTTTATTGACAAAGGACAAGAAAGAATTTTAACTGAAAAACTTAGAGACAAAAACGATGAAATTTTTGTGTTTGAAAAATATGACGGCTCTAACGTAGGAATTGGAAAAGTTGAAAATAGAATAGTTGCGCTTACAAGAAGTGGATATATTGCAAATACAAGTCCTTACAAGCAACATCATTTATTTAGCGATTGGGTTTATAAAAACATAATGACTTGGATGGATTTATTAGAAAATGGAGAAAGAATTACTGGAGAATGGTTAGCGCAAGCACACGGAATTAAATATAATATTGATAGCCGATTACAACCGATAGTTTTCTTTGACCATTTTACAGCAAATAATCAAAGAAGCAGTTTTGATGTTTTGGATAGTTTTTATAATAAATATGAAATACAACTTCCAAGATTATTACACAGAGGAAAATCAGAAACTGTTGAAAATATCTTACCTGAACTAAACAAAAAAACCTATGGAATAATGCCTGACGAAAAACCCGAAGGAATGGTTTACAGAGTTGAAAGGAAAGGCAAAGTAGATTTTCTTGCTAAATGGGTAAGAAGTGATTTTGAAGCAGGGAAATATATTATGAACAAGGAAGAAAAGGATTTAGTTTATAACGTAAATTTCCTTTGAAAACGAAAATGTAGTGCTTGTGCATAACGTTTTGCCTGTATGGTAAGTGGCTTGTAAATAAGCCAAAACATTCAATTATTACTAATATTAACAAATACAAAACTATGTTTAAATTAAGCCAAATCAAGCCATTTATTATACAGGCTGTTAGTAGCTGTTTTTCTTCTAAAGAACCAAAATTGCATTGGTACGATTGTCAATTTTATTATAAGAAAAAAGGTGCTGATATGTATATTGTAGATTTTAATTTGCAAGTAGGTTTTGCAAATCAAAAAGATATTTTAAATGGAAGAAAAGTTAAAAAACTAACAGGCTATAGAGTTAAAGAATTTCCTAAAAAAGTTCTTGATAATGGATTATTCTATTTTAAGATAAATGCTTATTTAGGGCAGTTCTCAAAATAGCTACTAACGGTTTCGCTTGTAGCTGTTGGCGTATGCGGTTGCGTATATTCCGCCAATAGCTACAAGCGATTGTTAGTTTTCCGTTGTGGATTATGAAACGAAAATAGTTTCTTTTTTATTTGTTTGTTACGTTTATTATACGTTACTTTGTCGTATAAATAATTTAAAACCTTATAAAAATGAATGCATTTAAAAAAGATTATTCAGACTACAGAAAAAAATTAGCCGATGCTTATTCATTTGGAAGTCGTGAGGATTATAAAAACGCTTTAAAAAGCAATATTTTGTTTTTTGAAATAAATTCAAAAGAACAAAAACCTGTAAGTAAAAAGATTTTTGTTTACAAAAACTATAGAGATATTTATAACGAATTTTATAAAAACTAATGGTAAGAATAGAAAGTCAATTAACAAAAGAAGAAGTTGCAGTAATTGAAGAAATTGCAAAACAAGAAGGAAGAAGTAGAAAAGCGCAATGTGAATTTTACTTACGGAAGATGATAGCTGATTTTAACCGTAAACGTAGCAATGGAAACTAACGGTTGCGGCTTGTATCGTCGTTGCGGACTTCGTAATTACAAAATTTCATCTTAAAAATAAATATGATGCGAAACGAAAATATGATTGAACCACAAAATCCGCAATGCGTACAAGCCGTTGTTACCTGCTGGTGCGGGTTATGAAAAATAAATTCAATTAAAAAGGTAATTTATTTATTACTTTATTTGTGTATGTGTAATATATGTGTTACATTTGTTTAAATTAAAAACATTTTATTATGGAACTTAAAAAGTATAAGTTAAGAGCTGAATGCTCAAATGATGTCGTGAATTTTTTAAATAATATTCACACGCAGTTGCACTCCTTTAAATTTGAGAGATGGAAAAACCTACCTGATTGCCAATTAATCTTTTCAACTGAGTTAGCATTAGACGAAATTCAATGTTGCTTATTAGATATTGAAGATTGTCACGTTATGGCTCAAACTGTACAACCTTATAGATTATATACAGGTAATCGAAATTATGAACTCACAAAAAAAAGTTTTGGGATATGATGAAAATAATAAATCTTTTAATTTTTCAGATAAAACTATAAAACTAGATTAAATGGATGATTATAATAAACGATTTGAAGTAATGAAAAATTACTTAGATGATACAAATCAAGATATTGCTGATATTACAGGTTTAAAAATGACAAGCATTAAAAATCAAACTCAGCCAAATAAACCTTTCCCAAAATGGCTTAAATATACCATTGATGTTTTTGAACGTATGATTAAGAAACAAGAAGCTTCAAATGAAACGGAAACGTAGCGCTTGCAGGTAACGTTTACAGCTTTGCGAGGTCGCGACCTCAAAACCTAAAATTCACAAATAAAAAATACACTTAAAATGAGCGAAAATAATTCAAATACAGACCAAGCCAAGCAATCTTGCAAAACTGGTGTTAGCGGTAGTTTTTCTTCCGATGATGTAAAATGGCTTTTATTTTACGGATATACAAAAGATAAAACTGTTGACTTAAACACCGAACAAAAAGGTGAATTAGATTATTTCATTGAGCAAATGTTTGAAACAATGAAAGAAACTTCAAGATTTAATATTGATATGGTAAAAAAGGCTTTTTGGCAACGTATTGAGGCTCTCGCAAATTACCGCTAACGGAAAAGCTACGCGATGGCTGGGTCAAGCACACACCCATACTTCGGATAATGACAGATTAAAAAGGTGCAAAACAAACTTTAAATTTAACCCGAAACCCAGCTATTGTGTAGCATATGTTACCAGTTGTTGTTTTTCCACTAACAATAGAAAAAATGAAAGTAATAAGCGGTGGTGTTGATAGCACCAAAACAGAAATAAATTGTTCATACACAATTGAAACGAGTATTGGAAATGTTACAATGTATGGCGAAATTGTAGATAATGAGGTTAATGAAGAAGCTGCAGGACCATCTTTTTGGAACGCGGATAAATTCAGAGAGTTATCAGACGAAGAACAAAAGCTAGTTAAGCAAACTGTGCATCTTCAATTACGTAAGTTGCTCCAATAACTGGTAACGTATAGATTTCACTCAAAAATGTATTACAATTTTGAAAAAATACACTAAAACAAAGGTTATAAGGATTTCTGAAATACAGTTAAAAACGCTTCAAAAAATGAAAACATACAATATAGATGTGGGTAATTTCATTCGTGATGCAATAGCCGAAAAAATAAAAAGGGAGTATATAGACCTACTCCCTAAACCTAAAAAAAAATATTGCCCATTTTCTAACAATACAATAGAGATTTAAAATGAAAACATTAAAATTCGAATATGGATTTCAAGGTGAAAACGGAATAGAAAAAAAGATTTACACAGCGAAAGATATACTAACTATTGAACATATAAATAAGAGTATGTCGCTTATATACATTAGGCAGTTTACTACTTTTAAAACAAAAGCAGGAACAGAGTTATACCAGGACGATATAATACAACTATCCAACAACGAAGGTAAAACGTTTATTGGAAATATAAATTGGAGCGATAGGCGTGGGTGCTATGAAGTGATTGCGCGTTATAAAAGCAAGGAATATAATAGACTCTGGCTCGATCAGGTAACTGCGCATAACGCTATTCATTTAGGAAATATTTACGAAAATTTAGATTTACTACGGAATTAATAAACGCAAAATAACCAAAATGCCATAGGCAATAAAAAAACGCTTTAAATGAGCGTTTTTTTATTACCTAAACTTACCAATATTTACTTTTTAAACTAAAGAAATACGCTAGTGTTTTTTCTGTGCATTTTCCCCTTTTACCTCTATTTTATTATACTTCACAAGTCTTTTTTATATCTGGTTACATTGTTACAATTTTTTATGGACTTTTTGTAAAATCTTTATAAAATAGTTTTACCAAAAGATAAAACAATAAGTAAAATAATTTACAAATAAGTAAAACTTTTGTATCTTCGTAAAAACAAAAAAAAGATGCAAATACTTGATAGAGTAAGTTCTAACATTAATTTATGTGGTATCGAATTAGCTTTTAATGCTGATGTTGCACCATCAATAATTAATGGTTGGCAACCTTTTTATAACACTACATTTAAAAACTCAGATTTTACTCCAGCGTATGCTAATGGTGTTTCAATTAAATTCGGTGAGGAAAGTGTTCGTTCTGTGGCTGGAATATCTTATACGCAAATTGTTTCTTTTCGCTTTCCTAATTCAGATAAAAATAGGGCCGAACGGATTTCTCTTTTACAAAAAATAAAATATATAAAGCTAAAGCAAACAAATGGTCTTGATTTAGTGATTGGTAGAAATGATTTTTACCAAAACACAAATCCTGTTGTTAAAATAAAAAATGAAGAGCAATTGTGTGTTGTTGAAGTAGAAAGTCAAAGTATTTCCCCTTCTGGATATACGCCCTCATTTACAACATACGGATTACCAGTAATGATCCCTGTAATATTATTATAAAATGAGTATACAAAAAATAGAATGGGAAGATAAAGTAAATAGCCCTGAATTATTAGCGGCTATCCAACAATTTGGAAAAAAGCATTATTTATCTGCTGAACAAATAAATGAACTTCGTGATAAAATTAATGCGCTAATTATCGAAGGTAGCACTCCAAAATCAGATAGTTTAATGTACACATCAAAGAGAGTATTTCTAAGCCTAAATGTGTTAAATGAATGGCGTACATCAGACGCTGGTTTTGCAAATGCTGATTTTATTGGAGCAGAATCAGCGCAAGGGAGAGGTACGACACCTAACGCTTGGACGAATGCATTAATATTTCCAATACCAACAGGATACATTCTTGAAGAGGTATTAGTGAATATGAATTATAAGATGGAGAACAGAACGCCATCAACGCTTGAATTTTTAATACAACGAGAAGAAACGACGGGTACTGTGCAAACAAATGCAGGGGTTAATGCCATCACTATATGTAACGACACATTGTCAACAGACGCAGGGAGTTTAGCTAATAATAGAGTGTTCAAGAAGCTGGCTGTAAACACGCATCTACTACCTATGTTTAATTTTTCATACTTGCGAATAGCAATAAGAGAAACGCAAGCGGTTAGTTATTTTGGGATTATTTTACAATTAAAATTCAAAAAAGTATAAAAATGTTAAAAGCAAGAATAGTAGGTAATAAATGGGCGAATAACTATGATAGTCTTTTTTTAGAACAATATAAAGACATAGAAATTAATGGTGATTTAGTTTCAAATTGGGTCTTAACAGAAATTTTACCTGGTGAAATGTTGAAATCGCCAGTATGGAATGGTACGCAATGGGATGAGGGCATTACCTCCCAAGAAATTGAAGATTTTGAAAAAGCAAAGGTAGCACCATTGCTGAGTAAAGTTTTAGGTAAAATAAAACGTTACTCACTTGCATTAGCCATGGGTAAATCAGTTAATGATGATCTTGATTATTTCGAGATGGCATACATTAATAAGTATAAGATGGCAAACTCATTACTGGCTTATTATTTAAATAATAATTTGCCGAACCCAGACCCTTATCAAACGCTATTGGCCGAAAGCAAGATGGAGGGCTATGCAACGCTAAATGAGTATCTGAATGATGTTGTAGCTAAATTTGAAAAAGGTTCTAAATTCAGAGATATAGCCTTACAGATGAGTGAGGTCTTACGGAAATTAGTAGCTAAAGACACGACTGAAAAAGCATTGCAGCGGTTAAACATTGTTGATTCGTTGCAGGACAATGTAAGAGCAAGTGATATTAGAGGAATTTTCGAACAAGTTTTAAATTTATAATATGGAAAACGAAAAAGACATTAAAAGATTAGAAGTAACATTAGCTGTTTTTTTAGCTTTTATAGCATTAATAAATAGGTTAATAGAGGGTGTATGGTTACCTAGCATTTCGGCTTATGTAGATAGTAAAGTTGTTGTGGGGTTACTTGGTTTTGAGCTAGGTATTGCTGGTACTTTATTTATATATAATGGCATTGGTTACAAGAGACATTGGTATAATGTAATATTAGGTTTATCTCTGTGGGGTGTTGCAATTTTTCATTACGAAACTTACTCTAAAATACACAATGCTTGTGCTGGTATTTTCTTTCTGGGGTCTATTATTGCTATCGGTTTAAGCTCCGATATATTATTTAGAGGATACAAATATTTAATAGCTGGCATTGCATTTTTAGCCATATTACTAAATATTGTTTGGGTTTTGTTATTTCATAAAATGCTATATAGCATTTTAATAATGGAAACAATAGGTATCATTCCGTTTACGAACTTCTTTATCGTTAAAAATTACACGCATAAAATAAAATATATTATAAAATTAATAAGAAAATAATTTTGTATTAATGAATATAGTTCCTGTACAAATAAGACCTCACTTAATACCTTTTTTCTATAAAGAATTTGAGGGAGTCGAAGTGAACCATCTTTCTAAAAAAGTAAAAGCCTGTAAGGTAAATAGTGAATCTGCATTAGGGTTTATGATAATGCTTTCTTTGCAAAAATGCAAATTTCCAGTAAAAACAACAGGTAAATTTTATGTTTATTTAGAAATATCTCCTGCAATATTTTCAGAATCAAAACTATTTAATATTGCTAACGGAAAAAATTCATTCTTAGAAGTTCCGCCGTATCTAAATAATAAAATAAATGAAATTTTAGAAGATATATTTAGGATAGCGTTCCAGTATCAAACAAGAGGAATGCTAAAAGCAAATCCTAATCTCTTGGTAAGAGATGCTATTATCGAATTTATGAATGAGTATCAATTAGACGAATATGGCTTTCAAGTAGAGAGCATTCGTCGTTTGCTAGATCGTGGTCAAAAAAATAAATTATCAAGACTGCAAAGCAAAGTTGCAAATCGTGTTTTAAATATTTAATAAAAAACATGTCTTAAATAAGATTTCATGCGCTTTTACTTTTGGTAAAAATAAAAGCGTATGAAAGTATTAGATTACTTCCGATATATACCAAGGCTCTTTGATTGGTATTTTCAATTACCCCAGATAAAAAGAATACAACTCAACTACATCGTTTTGCTCGCTGTGGTAATAATAGCTGCTTATAAAAATGACGAATGCCATCGAGAGAATTCTCATTCCCTTTCTGATAGAATTGATGCTGTTAATGATTTTCGTGCCAAAGAACAGGAAAGGTACACTCAAAAACTTGAATCATATTCGGATAAATTTAATCACTTGCTTGAATTACTTATTCAGCAAAAAAAAGAAGTAGAACAATTAAATAAATTAAAATGAAAACAGGAATATCACTCATAGCTATTTTGACTTTTAGCGCTCTAGTCATCCCTCCTATTCTTCCTAAAATTTACCCCTCAAATCCTGTTGTGAAACAACGGGAAGATGTTGCGGTAAAAGAAAAAGAATTGCAAGAAACTATTTCTAAAATAGAAAATGCAATAAAAAAAGACAGTATAAAAATAGATAAACTAAAACAACAAAAAAAAAGATGACCAGAGCAAATAAAGTAAAGTACATAGTAATTCATTGCCAAGCAGGGCACGGAACTCTAAAGAGCATGCAGGATTTTTGGAAAACACTTGGTTGGAAATCTCCAGGTTATGCAACTTGGATAGATTATGATGGTACGCCTAATAATCTTTCAAATTATAATGTCCCTACAAATGGCGTAGCGGGATTTAATATGCAATGTTTACATATGTCATACCGTGGTGGTGTAGAACAAACAAATGTAAACAAAGCAAAAGACACTAGAACTCAGGCGCAAAAAAATGCTATTATAAGAGAAATTTTATTAATGCTTCAATGGTTAAAAGACAACGGAAATGATTTACAAGATGTGATGATTGTGGGGCATTATCATTTTTCTACAGATCAAAATCACAATGGGGCAATAGAGTCATGGGAACGTATAAAAGAATGCCCTTCGTTCGATGCTTATTCAGAATATGCTTATATAATGGAAAAATATAATAAAGAATATCACAAATTGAAACTTCCAAAAAATAGATAGTATGAAAAATTTAAAAAAAATTACTGTAATTCTTCTTTTAGCTGCCTTTCTTTTTTTGCTGGTCATTCCTTTTACGGGTTGTTCATCAATGAAAAAACACAAGGAAAAAGAAAGTGTTAAGGTTGATTTGAATAAAGAATCAGATTCTTCTGCTTTTGTAAAAACAAAAATCGAAGAATTAAAAAAAGAACAAGCAAAAGAAACCGAGGAATCTTGTGAGGAAGCAACTGAAATTCAAGTAAAGGACGGAGATAGTTTAGAGGTTACAAATTATGATTCCTCTGGAAAAAAAACAGGGTCTAAAAAATATAAAGGATCTGGTAGTATTAAAAATACTTTGAGTAAAAAAAAGAATGAAAAATTATTAAATATAAATACTAAAACAAAAATAGATAGCAAATCCAAAACTGAAATTTCCAAGTGTACAAACTCAAAAATAGAAGCTTCTAGGGTGTCTGTAAACAAAGAAAAAAAAGGATTTTCATTTTGGAGTTATCTATGGTTACTTATTATAGTAGTGTTATTATACTTAAACAAACGCTTTAGGTTAATTTAGATAAAATACATGTCTTAAATGATTTGTGCAATTAAAATAATTTAGCCTAAAATAAAGAACATGCGAAATAATCCATTTATAACAGAACTTTTACGCGGTGAGTGGTTGCTGCATAGTCCAGAATCTTACTACGAATTTGCCGAAAATTTACGTCAGAAAATGAATGTGAATTTTGATTCAAAATATAAAATAGAAGACAAAGCTTTAGACATATTAGATTCTTTCGGAAATCCATTGCGTTCAACTGATGGAAATTCTATTTCTGTACCAAAGAACTCAATTGCTCAGGTTAAAATGATGGGCGAAATAGTAGCTTATTCTGACTGGTGTGCTATTGGTGCCGATGAAATCGTAGCGCAATTATATAAGGCGCAAGAAATGGATAATGTAGATGCTACAGTATTTAGAATTGATTCACCAGGAGGAAGTACTAAAGCTATTGATGCGTTTAGGGAATTTTCTAAATACAAAACAAAACCAATTGTAGGCTTGGTAAAAGATGGTTTGTCTTTAGGTTATTGGGCTGCAATAGAAGTGTGTGATTATATCATGGCCGATGGCGATGTTTCATCAAGATTTGGGTCAATAGGTGTTGTGGCTTCATTTAGAGATAATACAAAAGCATTAGAAGTTGCAGGAATAAAAATTCATGAAATATATCCGCCAGAATCTAATCATAAAAATAAGGATGTTAAGGATGCTAGAAGTGGCGACTATGAAGGTATTATAAAAAATTCACTTTCCCCATTAGCAGGAATGTTTCAAGGTGGTGTAATTAGTAAAAGACCAAACCTGATAAAAGAAGAAGGCGTGTTAAACGGAGGTGTTTATTTTGCCAAAGAAGCTTTAAGATTGGGTTTGATTGATGGAATTGGAGATTCCAGAATGGCAATTCAAAAAGCCAAACAACTGGCGTTACAGTCAGTCAGTAAGAATTTATTTTAATCTATTTATAAATCTAAAAATAAGAATGTTATGTTAAAAAACACAAAATTGTCGACTATGATGGCTTCAATGATGGCATTAGTGGGAATTTCGAAACCTCCAATTGTAGAAGGCAAAGTGGAGTTTGACGAAGAAGCCTCTAACAAGTTAAAAGAAGCCTTGTCAGCTGAAATTTTTGAAAAAGCAATAAAAGCTTTTAATCAAGATTTAGCAGAATCGAATCAAGCAGAAGATATTAAATCTTCTGTTGAAGGGATTTTAAAAGAACTAGAAATTCCTCAAGCGCAGCTAGAAGATATTGTTGCAAAGGCTAAGTCATCTGGAGGAGCTGATGCGTTAAGTATGATTAAAGCGGTGCAAAGCTCATTGACTGAATACAAAGCAAATCAAGAAAAAATAATTAAAAGGCTCGAAAATTCCGCTGAAGATGATACTCCAGTAGATGTTGTCACAAAACAAAAAATAAAAGAAGCGATGAAACATAATGCTACACACTTATTTGCTTCAGGTAAAGACTACGATGCTATCGATATTTCTAGACCATGGAATAAAGCAGCTGCTGAAGGCTTAACGGTTTCTGCTACTGACTTTTCTAGCGATGTAGTGATTAATAAGTTAAATTCTGAAACAGAACTTTATTTTCGTGAAAATCCTACAGAAATTCAGTCGTTACATAGAGATAACTTTATGTTGCCTGATTTCTGGCCAAAACGTTTAAATGTTTCCGACAGAATTGCAAGCGGAACTATTCTTACTGCTGAAATTACTCAAGGAAGAAAATTTGGTTGGTTACCTAAAAACATTCAAGAAATTGAAGCGGAAGAAGGAAAAATCTATCCAGTACAAATTGATGCAGAATGGGAAGGTGCTCGACTTCAAGAAATTGAAACTTCATGGTTAAACATGATGAACAAAGAAGGTTCTCAGCCAGAGAAAATGTCGTTTGTTCGTTTCTTAGTTGGGGAATTAATGAAAAGAGCTCGTGTAGAGGATAGGATTTCTACCTTAAACGGAATCTTTGTACAAACTCCTAAAAACGCAACAGTTGCAGGAAGATTTATCAATCGTCAAAATGGCTTATTCCAACAATTATGGAAAGCTAGAGATATTGATAAAAAATTCAGAGCTTTTTCTAAAGGAGAAATTACACCTGCAAATGTGTATGATTATTTCCATTCTGATGATGAGGCAGATTTAGGAATGTTGAAACGTTTGCCTCAAGAGGTTTTGGCTTCTACAAATTTGGTCTTCTATATTCACTACAAAGTTTGGACTTGGTATAAAGCTAAATACAAAGAGCTTAACGGTACCAATATGGACTACAAAGGAATGCCTGAGCATTTCGAAGATTACCCAAACATTAGAGTACAAACTTTTGTTGATCAAGAAAACCCATCGTTTGTATTTGCAACATTTACAGATAATATTGAGATTCTTGAAAATGTACCTGCTGAAAAATCATCTTACAGATTTCAAACGTTACTAAGAAAAATCTACTTATTAGCAGATTACAAATTAGGAATTCGTATAATTCACATCGGTCGCCAAATGAAAGAAGGAGATCCAGCTGAGTTTAAAGTTCAATCTGTTTGGTCTAATGATGTGCCAATTTTCTTGGAAGATAAATTTATTCCGGTATATGATAAAGCTACTGGTATTGTAGCTGTCGATTATAGAAATATTCAAGTAACGGAAGATTGGAAAACCAATATAACAGAATTTACGGGATTAAAAGCTGGTCAGGTTATTAAAGTTAGAGGTAACGAGTCAATGCCTGTTTCTAAAAAAGTAGTTAACGGTGATAAAATTAAATTAACTGGAGGTGCAGATTTTTCTTTAGGATCAGGAGGAATGTTAACGCTATTGGTTAAATCAGATTTAACAGTTTCAGAATTAAAAAGAACAGATACGGTACCAAGCAGCCCTTCTACAGATGTTCTTTTTGTTTCAAATTCAATCGATGCGAATACTGGTAGTATATTTAAATATGCTGGATCAGCTAATGTAACTATTGCAGATATAGATAAAGGTGTAAATTTAAAATCGATTACTATTTATGGTAGTGAAACCCCTAATATTACTGTGACAATTCATGATGTTGCTAGCTTAATTAAAGTAGGAACAGATGTAGTGTTAACTGGGGCTGACAAATTTATAGAGCTTATAAAAGTTGATGGTATTTGGTATAAAGGAAATAGTAACGTTTAATAATAAGATTATCAAATGAATATGTTTAGAAAATCGGTGCCAAAACCTGCTCCAGGAGCAGGGGCACCAAAAGGTAAGGATCAATATGTAACAATTGCATATGTTGCAGATTTAGTAAAAGAAGCTTTTCCTAGACCTGATGAAAATGGGGTATTACTTCAAGGTAATATTATATTTAAACCAGGCGCAAGGTTTGAAAAAATATATGAGACAGACGAAAGTCAAAAAGCTTCTCATAAATTTGAAGGTGATGCAGATGCTGGTGGTTTCTTGAAGTCTTTTGTGGGAACTCACCCAGGTGATGAACTTGCGATTAATGAGTTTGTGCAAAACAACATCGAAGAGCCTGTAATATTACTCTACCCGATAGACTGTAATACTGGCTTAAGGAAAGTAGTAGGGTTACCTTGCAATCCAATGTATCTGAAAGCTGAGTTTGAAGATAGTAAAGACGGGGCTAAGCATACGCTTACTTATGAGCAAAGAAGAAGAGATAGGCATGTTGCTAAGTTTTATAGTGGGGAAATTACCTATTTAGAAAATGCAATAACTCCTACTACAGCTATTGCTTTAGCTACAGTTAGCGGATTTGTGTATCAGTTGCCTGCTAATACTTCTGGTTTAATTACTGATATTAGTATTTCTGCAATTGACATTGCTCATAAAAAGACAATATCGATTGTTGGTTCTGGAGGATCAGAACCTGCTACCTTATCGGGCGGTGTTTCTGGACCAGTAACGATATTGTTAGATAATGGTACGAAATGGATAGCATATAAAAATGCTGTGATTCATTTTCAAGTTTTTGATGCAGGTGCTATTACTTATTTAAAAGAACTTTCTCGTAGTTAGAAATTTAAGATTTTATATAGTTAAAAAGCGGACAGATTTGTCCGCTTTTTTTATGGTGTAAAAAAAATAAAAAAAAGCAATAAAAATTAGTTTAAATATACATTTTAATGTATATTTGCATATATAAATTAAAAGACCGGAGCAGGTCAATAAAGTCTGCGTTATTATCATGGAAAATTCAAAAAAAGTATTTCAAGTAAAAGTTTACCAACAACAAGGGCCTTTTGTTTTTACGGGTGTAAACTCTCAAGAAATTATTGAGGTTTTAAAAGACAAAGGATTGATTGTTAATGAAGCAAGCGAAAAACATATCCGAGTTTTAACGAAAGAAGCTACTTCAGAAGTTTTAATACCTTACAATCACTTTTCAGCTGGTAATAATTCAGGGAATCCATTGGTTTGTATTGATGACGTTACTGGCGCAAATAATGATTCTTTTTCCCAACAAAAGCTTAACGAAATAAAAGAATTTATACAAAATAAATACCCAAAAAAAGATTTAAAACCGTTTTACAAATTATATGAAGATGGCACTATACAGATAGTTTTGGGGTTAAATTGGTATTGGGTAGAGAGAGAAAAACGACACTTTCCAATACATGAATTTTTCTATAAAGAAAAGAATATTGATGTTTCGGAGGTAAAATCTAAAATTGTAAACTTCATTAAAAACAATAAATAATGAAAAGTTTATGTTATTCAGTAAGGCTTTCGAGTCTTACTGAAATATCTGACAAATGTTATAAAGCCATTGCTTTCGATGGATCAGAAGCATTAATCCCAAAAAGTCAGGTATTCGGACAAGATTATAGCGTTAGTAAAAGTGAAGCATATTGGATTAGTGCTTGGATTTTAGAACAAAAATCAATTCAATATTCAAGAAAAAAACAAGCTACATTCGATAGCGATACACGTAAAGAAGTACCTGTGTGGGTTGTAGAAAAAAACGAACCTATAAAAATAGAACCTTTAGAAAATAATACCATTAAAGAACTGAAAAAATGAGAAATAGAATTTACATACAATATTCAGGTAAAATAACAAAAAACACCATTGCATTAATGGAAACTTATTTGATTTGTGATTTTATAGGCAGAACAGTAATTGATGGTCGTAGAGCGTATATTGATTTAAAACAAAGTGAAAATCCTAATTTAGATGAAGTATCTCAATTTATACTAGCGTTAGATGGGACTGATTTTATTACTTTTTGGGGATACCCATTAGAAGATGGTAGCAATATTACAACTAATGAGGATTTCAAAGACTTTTCTATTTCTGAAATAGATGCTTAATCTTCTACCCCAACAAATCGAAGTAAAAACAAAACACCTGACCAATAAGGCGGGTGCTTTGTTTATGAAACCAGGCACTGGGAAAACCAGACCAACGATTGAATTAGTAAATTCAGTAAAAGATGTAGATTTGGTTGTTTGGGTTGGTCCACTTAGGAGTATTAAGCCAAAGTACGGATTGCCAAGTATTATAGACGAAATTAATAAATGGGGAGGTTTTAATTGTCAAAATGTGGTATATATGGGTATTGAGACTTTGCAATCATCAGACCGTGCTTATTTGCAATTGTATAAACAAATATCTACCGCTTGGCGTTGTTTTTTAGTAGTAGATGAAAGTATCAAAATGAAAAACTTTGATGCCAAACGTACCCAAAGAATGCTTACACTTTCTCAAATGGTAGAATATAAGCTAATTTTAAACGGAACGCCAATAACTAAAAACCTATTAGACTTGTGGAGTCAGATACATTTTTTGTCGCCTTTAATTCTGCGAATGGATTATGCCGAATTCAAGAATACATTTTTGAAGTACACTACAATCACAAAACATTTATCAGGAAGAAAAAGCTATACTAAAGAGTTTATTACAGGAATAGAAAATATACCCTATTTATATTCATTAATTGGCGAATATATATTTGAGTGTGATTTAAATTTAGACATTAAGCAAGTTTGGAATAACTATAATTATATTCTGTGTGACGAAAACAAACAAGAATACGAAGAATTAAAAACTAAATTTCTTGACAACAAAACGCTAGAAGAAAAAAACAATAATATTTTTTTAGAAATGACCCAAAAGATGCAGCATATATATTGCTGTACTCCCAATAAGTTTGAAGTTTTGCGTGAACATTTCAAAAAGTACCCAGAAGAAAAGCATATCATTTTTTGCAAGTTTATAAAATCGCAAGAAGAAGTAAAAAAAGCATTCCCGAAAGCTACGGTATTAAGTTATCAAAAAGAATCTATGAGTTTAAATTTGCAAAATTATCCTTATACGATATTTTGGGACAAAAACTTTGATTGGGGATTGCGTGAGCAAGGCACATTCCGTAATTACAGAACTGGAAACCTAGAAGATTGTTATTATTGGGATATGACTGGAGATGTAGGGCTAGAAGTGTTATTTGATAAAAATGTAAGCGCCAAAACAAATATGGTAGATTATTTTAAAAAAGTAGGTAGAGAAAATTTAAAGAAAGAGTTATGAGTAAAAAATTTAAGAGCCCAGTTTATAATGTGATAGCTGTGCCAATGGACAAAATTGAAGCGAATGATTACAATCCTAATCATGTTGCTAAAAGAGAAATGGATCTATTGTATCAATCAATAAAAGCAGATGGTTATACTATGCCAGTTGTAGCTTTTTACGACCAAGAAAGAGATAAGTATATCATTGTGGATGGGTTTCACCGTTATACAATAATGCTTACTCGAAAAGATATTTTTGAGCGTGAAAATGGTATGTTACCCGTCTCTGTAATTGAAAAAGATATTTCAGACCGCATGGCTTCGACAATTCGCCACAACCGAGCGAGAGGAAAACACGAAGTAGAACTACAAGCTTCATTAGTTGGAATGCTAAAGTCGGGTTGGGATGAAATCAAGATTATGAAGGAATTAGGAATGACTCTCGAAGAAGTACAGCGACTAATCGGATTGAAAGGAATTGCATCCGAAATTCAAGGAATACCATATTCTATCGAAAGACAAATCAAAGAAGTAGAAGAAGATATTAATCCAGAATTTAATTAAAGATGGCAAGGACGGTTGTAAGAGGTATCGTAGATGTTCTGGAGGCGGTAAACAAAAGAATTTCATTTTTGTTTGACAACTATGAGAATATACAGCTTGCGTTTTCTGGAGGAAAAGACAGTACTGTTTTATTTCACCTGATAAATGCTGAGGCTATAAAAAGAGACAGGAAGTTTATTCTTTACTTTCAGGATCAAGAAGCAGAATATCAGGGAACAATTAACTTTGTAGAATGGGCGATGTCGCAACCCAATGTAATACCAATGTGGTATCAAGTGCCAATCTTTATGACTAATGCAGCAAGCCATCAGCAATTGTTTCTTTGGGCATGGGGAGAAGATGAAGAGTGGATTAGAGAAAAGCATCCAATGGCTATTCATAAAATTGAAAAAATGTACCCAAAACGATTTCACAAGTTCAATTTATGGGTTGGTCAAAATTTACGTTTCCTTCCAGGAGAAAGTGTATCAATAATTGGGTTGCGAGCTGAAGAAAGTCCGGACAGAAGATTTGTAATGTTTGGAGAAGACTCTGATTTGTTTTGGCTTCGACGAAAAAATAAGCCACACAAAGCTTATCCCATCATTGATTGGAAGTACACTGATGTTTGGAAATATCTGATTGAAAACAGCCTAAAATACAATAGGGTTTATGATAAAATGTATATGCTTGGTGGTAATTTAAAGTTTTTTAGAGTTTCTAATTTGGTACACGAAAAAGCTTTTAGATGCCTTACTGATTTACAGGAGTTAGAGCCTGAAACCTACAACAAACTGGAAAAGAGATTAAAAGGAGTTCATACGGCTGCTATTTATGGAAAAGAAAACTTAATGTATTCTATTAAAAGTTTACCAGAAAACTTTAAAAGTTGGAAGGAATATAAAGATTTTCTGATGAGTTCTATTCATCCGGATTTAAAAAGAATATTTGAATATCAATGGTTAAGATTGCAGAATGTAGACGATGAAGATTGTTTTAAATATATGGTTAAAAGGATTTTGCTTTGTGATTGGGAGGGGAATATTACAAGCAAGAAATGGACTTTTGGAGAAAATGTAAATTATACAAAAGAACAAATTTTAGAAAGAAACGGATTAAGAAAAAGTGATGAAATAATCCAAAAATGGATGCAATTATTATAAATTATGAAAGAGCCACAAAACGTAGTAGAACAGATGTTAATCGAAGAAAAACGCCAAAAAGTAGCAAGTATAATCAGAACTGCTCGTATTAAAAAAGGATGGACACAGCAGGAACTGGCAGACAGAATAAGATGTAAAGTGCAAACCATCAACAAAATAGAAAACGTAAGATTTTCTCCTAATGCGGATATCTTGTATATACTTTTAGATTGTCTAGATTTAACTTTAAAAATAGGAAATGAAAAAATTTGAGTATATACAGCCTAGTTTTTTGTTTTGCGAAATTCCTATTAAAGACAAAAGCCAAAATGATAATAGAATTTGGGTCTATCATTTAAAATCATTGTCCTTAATTGAATTTGTATGTGTAAATGATGTGATAGATTTTCAATTTAAAGGGATACAGGAACGTTTTGATTTTGAAAATATAGATGGTGTTACCGAAGATTGGTTTGGTGTTTTTATTTATAATAATTGCGAACTAACAGAACATAATCAAAATAAGGTTTTAAAAGCGGCTTGGGAATATTTAAAAGAATATTTTGTTTGGCAGGATAGTCAACATATATAATTGTGTTTACTTAATTATTTATAGATAAACTATTTTTCATAAGCGACCATTATTGGTCGCTTTTTTCATGTCTTAAAAAAAAAAGTTGTATGTGCAATATTTGTAAATAAATTAAAACTTAAGAAAAATGAAACTAAAAAATGAATTGTTAGGATTGCTAACCGATGCTGAATTAAAACCTAATAATCTTTTCAATAAGTTATTTGACTTGTTTAGAAAAACGCCAGGAAGGATTATTACTCAAGAAAAGTACTTAAATAGAGTAGGTTTCAATCAAACAACATTAAATACATTATTGTATGAGTTGAAAAAACTTTACGGAGTAACTGATTCTGATATAAAAAAACATCTTAATGATGGGAATTTAAAGATTAATGAAGTGAAAAATAAATCGTTAAATGATAATAGTAAAGAGATTAAACAAACGATTGAGGTTTTTGAAAATGCTTCTACAGAAGTAAAACAAGAAATTCGTTTTCGTGATGAATTCCCATTTATAAATGATCCTGAATTGCCTGTAGAATTAAAAATCCTAGTAACGGATAAGTTTAATCATTATTTTGCTTTTTGCGATTCTCATAAAGAGTTATTCGATAGTGTTGTATTGCCATTATTAGAAGGAAAAAATTTTAATGAAGTAGAATCTATTTCAAATGATAAAATTTTCGAACTAGCTAAAATAGCAGTTGGTAACTTTGAAATGGACCAATTAATTCGTGATGAGTTTGTTTATTACAGAGATGAACATAAAATCTTGGGTGTGCATCCAATTTTTAAAGAAAGAAAATTACAAGAATTTGTTAATAACATGACTATTGCCGATGCTGCAAAAAGAGCTACCAATCTAGAGAACTATATTCGTAGAGATACAAATAATGCAGAAAAGGCAACAAAACCAGAAGATAAGATAAGACTTGAGGGAAAAGTAATCGAATGGAAGAGAGAATTAGTTTTGGTAAACTTAAAACTTGGGATTCAAGATGCTGGAAAATAAATTCTTCCAAATAGAAGAAAAAGGTAATGACTCAGAAGTATTAGCAAATAATGCTTCTGAATTATTTATTTCAAAATACTTGAATAAACATTATCTCAAGATAAAATCATTATCGGAAGATATGTTAAGATTGCCTACTGAAGAAGAGATATTTTTTTTACAAACAGACAAATCATTTAATGCTTTTACATTTATTCCTTTAATTGCTAAACAACAAGGAATAAAAGAGTTATATGCTTCTACCTATTCTATTAATATAAGAGTGATTGAATCTTTGATTGAACTATATGATGCTGGAATTGTAGAGCAAATTACATTGATGATTTCAGATAGCTTGATAAAAAGAAATCCTACTACTTATGATTTACTTTCTGCTTTAATAAAAAGCAGGGCGAATATAAAAGTGATTTATACCTGGAATCATTCCAAGGTAAGTTTAATAAAAACAGAACATTCAAACTATGTGATTGAAGGTTCTGGTAATTGGAGTGAAAACGCTTTGTACGAGCAATATGTTTTTACAAATTCTAAAGATGTTCTCGAGTTTAGAAAAGAAATGTTTACTAATGCCAAATTAAAATAACTATGAAAAATATATTTAACTTAATAGGTAGTTTTATGATGATTCAAGCTTTAATATTCGGTTGGAGCTTGAATTATAATACTTGTAATTTAAAACAAAAAGTAGCTTTTGTATTCATTTTGTTCTTACTCGGAATTTTTATACTAATAAAAAATAAAAAGTAATGTCAGAAGTAGTTCTATTTAATTCCTTGATGTTATCAGATGAGCAATTTGATACAATTGCATCTTTAGCATCCTTAAATTATTCAGAGGCTCAAATGGCTATTTATTTAGAGCTGGATTATTTGGCATTCGAAAAATCACGTAAGGCTGCTAATAGCAAAATTCAATTTTATATTACTAAAGGAAAATTGGAAAGTAAATTTTTGGTAAACGAAAAATTACTAGTTAATGCCAAAGCGGGAAATATTACTGCAGCACAAGAATATAAAAAAGCGACTGATGCAAATGATGTAGAAGAAATTAAGCGAAAAATCCTTTATCATGAAGATTAGTATTGACGATATAGATTTACAAGATGTGTATTCGTTTATGGAACATGGTTCTGTAAATGATGCTCCGGAAGAAATAGTCCGTTACCTAACTTTACTAGATAAAGTGCACGGTATGCATTTGCGTATTCGGCAATATGGTACCAAGCATCATATTATAAAAGATTTAAATATTACCGAAGGACTTTCTCCTTATAAAGCGGAACAGGTTTATGGTGAAATGCTTGAATATTTTTATAAAGACATCAATATTTCAAAACAAATTTGGCGTAATATTTATGCAGAAAAATTAGATCAACTTGTTACAGCTTCGTTTTTAATGGCTAAAAGTCAAGAAGACTTAGACCGTGTTAGCCGAATAATTGAAAGAGCTGGAAAAATGCGTCAGTTAGATACGATAGATCCGCCATCATTCCCGAAAGAACTACTACAAAAGCCTTATAAGGTTTATGCTATGGATACATCTTTCCTAGGCGAAGAAAAAATAAATAGATTGGAGTTAGCTAAACAAATAGATGAAATGCCAGATTATTCAACAGCAGAAAGATTGTTGCTAAAACAAGATGCGGGTATTGAACCTATAAAACTATTTAACAATGAGCAGGAAGACATCCGTAAATCTGAACGATAACAGAATAGAAAAACGCTTTGCAACTTGGATAAGGATTGTTGTCGATTTAATTTCTCCTAAAAACTTATGGCTAGTTGCTGGTCGAGGAACTTCTAAAACTTCTGATATTTTAGCAGAACGATTTATTGATGTTTGCTACGATATGCCAGGTGCATATTTTGCACTGGTAGCTGATACTTATGTTAATGCTAAAAAAAACATACTTGATGCGTTACTAGAGGGATTGGGTCGTAAAGGTTGGATAGAAGGGATTCATTATGTTATAGATGAAGCTCCACCTGCTCATTTTGACAAACCATATAAAGCCCCGCAACAATATAAACATACAATATCTGTTTTTAATGGCTGTTTTATAAATATAGTATCTATGGACCAGCCTTCGGGTGCAGCGGGTAACTCTTATCAGCATATTTTTGGTGACGAAACTAAATATTTACAGTTTGATAAAATTAAAAAACTTACCCCTGCCCTACGTGGTTATAAGAAATTTGCTAATTCTGTTTACTATTGCGGAAATACTTTTACTACGGATATGCCAAATGTTTCTGAAGGGGAGCATGATTGGATTTTAGACCGTGAAAAAGAAATGGATGCTGACCAATGTCAGCAAATTTTGCGAGTAGGATTGGTTCTTAATGATTTGAAAATTGAGTTGATGAACGAAGAGCGTGTAGGTAATAAAATCAAAATAAATAATTTAAAAAAGCAAATTGATCGTTGGGAAAAACGATGGATAAAAGCGAGAAAGAATTCCACATTTTTTAAAGTTGTTTCTTCCTATGCTAATGCAGATTTTTTAAACGTCGACTGGTTTCACGATACCTATAATGCGCTTGGTGCCGAAGAATTTAAAACGGCTGTAGGTGCATTTCCAAGTAAATTGAAAAAAGGATTGCAATTTTATGTTAATCTTGGTGAGCATCATTTTTATAATGATGGAATCGTTACGGAGTATTACAAAAATTTTTCTGTTAAAGAGGAATGGAAAGAAAGTTCTCAAGCTCAAAAATATATTTACCATTCCAAACCTATTGATATAGGTGTCGATTTTGGTAATATGTGTTCGATGGTTACGGGTCAAGAAATTGGAAATACTATTTACTTATTCAAAGAGTTTTTTACGCTTCCTCCGCATGGAATGCGTGAGTTAGCTAATCAGTTTTTAGAGTTTTATAAGGACCATAAGAAAAAAGAAATTAATTTTTATTATGACCGTTCTGGAAATGCTTATGCTCAGATAAAAAGAGATTTTGCAACAGAACTTGAAGGTTATTTAAAATATCGAGTAGATGGCACATCAACTGGATGGAAAGTGAATATGATGAATAAAGGACAGGCGACTATTTTGCAAGAAGAGGAATATAATTTGATGAAAAACATCATGTCGGGAGAAAACCCGAAGCTTCCAAGGTTAAAAATGTGTGTGTTTGGGTGTAGAAATCTTCGTTCATCGATGGAAAAAGCGAAAACAAAAATATCTGTTAATCGACAAACGGGACAAAAAACCATTCATAAAGATAAATCGTCTGAAAAATTGCCGTTTCAAAAGCTTCCAATGTTGTCTACTAATTTAAGTGATGCGGCTAAATACTTCTTTTTTAGACCAGATTGGGTTAAATTATCATCACAAAAAAGCGTTAGTACGAGTAGTATGGCACCGGAGGTTGTGGATTAATAAAATAAAAGATACTCACCGCCCTTTGGGCGGAAATTTTTTTGACGTAAAAAAAGCACCTCGAAAGGTGCTTTTTTTTTTAATTTACATAGTCCAAAACAAGGTTAAAAATTTCCTTATCAATTTTCTTTTGTTGGTCAAAGGTTTTCTTTATTTTCCCGTGCAGTAATTCATTGAAAGCATTATATACCATCCACATATTAGCATCTTCTTTCAAAATTAAAGTTTCATTTTCGATAGTTTCGATAACTAAACGAGCGTTTAGGCTTGGTGCTGGATTCTTGTCGGAAGATTCAAACTTAAAAAGCTTGGTTTGTTGTGCAATATGTTGCACAATTTCGGAAGGGTCTGCAATTTTAAAATCTGCTAATACTTCAAATTTTCGACGAAGTTCGTAAAATTCGTTATCAAGAAAATTATATATTGTTTTTCCTATTGCTGGTAAAACAAGTTCGTTTATATTTCCCCTGTGTTTTAAAGAAAATCCTATATCAGTACTGGCGGTGTGTAGTCCGTTACTGCATACTTCACGAAAAAACCCAAAAGTTCCAGAGGTTTTGCAAGAGCCATCATAAGAATTTGTAAATCGAAGCATTGGACGAATTTTGTCAAGTCCGTTTTTTATGTTTACACTAAAATTATCGTCATTCAAAATATAATCTACGGCAAAACTGCGGTTATCTCTGTTAATACTACGTGTAATATAATTAATATCGGAATTGATTAGCATTTCTTCAACCTTATAAAAAAAGTCCTCGTTTGGCAAATGTCCGTAAGATTTTGAAACGATGTTAACGATTCTGTTTTCTGAAATTATTACGCTATCTAATCCCGAACGTGTCGGAATATTTGTAATATTAGTAATTGGTAATAAGGCACTTTTTACGAAAATATTATCATTTTGTAATGGCTTTTTAAAATAAATGTTGTTTTTCATGGCTTAAATTTTTGTTATTATTAATTGATTTTTTGATACTGAAATTATTACGCTCTCTCCTATTTCAAAACCTGCTTGTTTTATCCAATCGCCTGAAAGAGTAATTTTAGGTTTAAGGCTTTTTTTCCAAATACTTTTGCAAAGAATAGAAGAAATTTTTATAGTTCTACTTTTAAAAAATGTACTCATTGAAATCTGAATTTTGGTAATTATTATCTTCTATAAATTTTTCGGCAATGGCTTGTGATTTGTTGAAAGCGGTTTTAACCTGGTCTTTAAAATATTGATAATCTTGCCAATTAAAAACAGAAGAAAATCCTTTTTCTTGAAGTATGCTTTTTACTTGGTTACTTAATTTATTAGGTGTATTTTTGTGGCTCTTAGATGTCTGATTGTGTGTCATGGCGTTTATTTATTTTAAGTTATTTAAAGCCCTACTCTTCGACCAGTAGGGCTTTTTGTTTAGTCTAAATTTGGAAAGTTAAAACTTCGCTTTCTGCTTCTGTCAATAAAATTGAGAGTTCCTCCTGTGCTCCTTTACATAGTTTCTCAATTACATTAATATTTTTGATTTCAAACTTAAAATCTTGACCATTTTTAAAAGTAATCGAGCAACTATTTTTGTCGTTCCCTGCTTCAAACATTTTTAAATCGTTTGATTTTTCTTTTAGGTGTAAATACCTTCTTGTAAGTGCATCAAATTGGTCTTTTCTCAAAATTCTTTCTTCGGCTGTTTTTGGTGGCTCTGGTTTAAATTTTTCAATCGTTGCGAGAATAGAAGCTTTTTTTACTTCTTCGGTAGGTTTTGCAATCTGTGCAATTATTACTCTTTTTTCGTTTTCCGTCTTTTTTTGTTCGGCTGTCTGTGCGCTCATAAATTATAAGTTACTGATTAATAATACTTAAAGATAATAAAAAGTATTCATTTTGACAACTTTTTTATATAAAAAAGACTAATTAATTACTTATGTATAATCAATATAAATAAGAAAAAAGACGTATATAAATAGTAGTAATTTGGTGTTAAAACAAAAAAATAAAATAATTAAAACGTTAAAAATCAATACTTAAACCCTAAAAGATTTAAGTGTATTGATTTTTGTCTGTCTCCTGACCCCGCCACGCTCATTACTAGATATGCCTGTGCAAGTCTGTGTTTAAAATAGAAATATGACCTATATAAACGCACAAGCCCCACCACTAAACAAGTGTAAACACCAGTTATTGCTGGTGTTGTTCATGTCTTAAAGTACTAATATATATGTAATATACTTGCACATACAAATACTAATCATGCAACAACAACCCACCATTAAGCTAAGAGATGCCATCAAGAAGATGAGAGCGTTAACAGGTATTAACGTACCTTTCTCTTTCTCCTATATATCTTACTCCGAAGTACTTAATAAGTCTGAAGGATATAAGAGAGTAAATAAAGGATTACTTCGAGCTGGTTATAGAGCTAATCAATCTGAACGCAGTAACATACTTATAGCTTATATAGACTATGATAAGAAGGAGGCGGATAGACAGTTCTACCTTCCATTACTAATGACATTCAATAACATACAGGTAATACCATGATAGAAACATACGGAAGAACAGGAATAGTAGCAAATGAGTCGACAGGATTTACCTTTGAGCTTTCTAGCAACCCTAGAGAGTTTGATTCATTCAAGGTAAACAAGGAAGATATAAACCACCAAGGTAACTACTTTACTGTTGGTGAGTGGCGTATCCTACCTTATGGCACCAATGATAACCTACCAAGCGTAATAAAGGCAGCAGTACAAGAGAACAGCACAGCACCTGGTATGTTAGAAAAGAAAGTAATGATGTATCTTGGTAATGGACCATTCCTATACAAAGAGGATATAGTAGATAACAATATTGTAAGGGTATGGACTAAAGATGTTGCTATACAATCATGGTTAAACACATGGAAGTATGAAGAGTATATTAATAAATGTGCGGTCGATTATGAGTACATGAAAGGTCACATGACTAAGCTATTTCGTAATAAGGCAGGTCGCACGGGCGGGACAAATCAGATTGCTAAATTAGAACATATACAGCTACAAGAAGGTCGCTTGGCTTGCCATATATCCTCGACAGATTTAACTCCTACTCATATAGTAGTTACGGATTATTCGTTTAGTACATTAGAAGCAATAACAGGTATTAAAGTATATCCTATATTCGATGTAAACAATCCTTTTATTAGTCCTACCTCGGCATCATATAATAGTCAGTACACTTTTGGCGATAAGCACTACTCTACCCCTCCGTTATTTGGTTCGCTAGAATGGTTACGACGTTCTACAGCAACCCCTATAATATTCAAGGCCTTATCTAAAAACTCTATTAATGTTAAATACCATGTAGAAAGTCCCCAAGAGTTTTGGGATCGTGAAGAAAAAAGATTAAAAGAAAATGCAGAAAAATCGGGAAGGGAATATAATGATAATGAAATTATAGAATACCGAAAAATATTTATGCGAGATTTACTTAAAGTATTATCTGGCGACGAAAATTCTGGAAAGTTATGGCACACAAGAAATATCATCGAAGTACAGGGGCAAAACATTATTAGCCATGGTTGGAAAATCACCGCTATTCCTCAAAACATAAAAGACTTCGTAGAAGCTCAAATAAAAATATCAGAACGTGCCGATAGAGCCTTATCGGCTAATCTAGGAATGGGTCAAGGAATTAGCAATACTGGTGAAGCGGGTAAAGCAAATGGTGGTTCAGAACAAGTGTACGCTTATCAAAATTTCATGAACTCATCAGTAGATATTCCAGAGCGTGTAATTTGCCAAACACTAAACGATGCTATAAAAGCCAACTTTCCAAACACCGATTTAAAAATAGGATTTCATCGTAACCAAGCACAAACGCTCTCTAATATTAACCCAGCAGATAGACCTGTAAACCAAAAAACAGAATAATGGAATTACTATTCGATAAAAATGGAGCAGGTGGCTCTACCGAAATAAAACAGATTTTAGGATTTACCGATGCCAATTTGAAGTTTATTACACTCAAACCAAAATTGATTCCTGCAACCGATACTATTATCGAATTAATAGGCAAGCCATTATATGATAGCCTAATAGGTATTTATAATGCACCATCACAATCAGCATCAGACAAAGAATTTCTTAACCGAGTGCAGTATATCATATTGCTAGACGGTTATCGAAATTTAGCTATGGATACCGATTTAGGACATACCAACAATGGACGTGTCAATCGTATAGAAGACAAACAAAAAATAGCCTTCGAATGGCAAATAGTCAATTCCAATAGAAAAATGGAACGAGATTATTACCGTGCGCTAGATTCTTTAATCAAGTACATGGACAAAAATGTATCTGGTTGGAAAGCTACCGATGCCTTCAAACAAACACACGATTTATTTATTCGCACTGCTGCCGAAATAGATGACTATTTTAACATAGACGGATCAAGATTACTTTTCATGAAAATTGCACCTGGAATAAGAAAAGCCGAACGTGAAGAAATCATCCCTAGAATAACAAAAGTTCGTTTCGATGAGTTAAAAACAAAACTTAAAACAAATACAGGAGATGAAGATTCTATTCTTTTAATCAAAATAAGAGAAGCAATAGTTTATAAAGCCTTATCATGGGCAATTCCTCGTTTATCTACGCAATTATTTCCAGAAGGTTTTTTAGAAGCTGCCGATAGTTCTCGTATGACAATATCAGCACGCAAATCAGTCGAAAAAACACAAGCTGAAGCAATGTCGCAAAGATTCGATAGAGATGCTAGAGATGCATACATTCAAATAGAAAACTATATAAAATCATTAACCAAAGTTTCATTTCAAGAAGTGCAACCTATTAAACCAAGTTTTAATCCAACAGACAATTTTGTAGACTGCTAACCAAATTTACTAACTATAAAAATCCTGTAATATGCATATAATTCAAATACCCGAATTAAAAATAACCAAATACTTACCTACCGATTTATCCGAATGCGACCCAATACAATACATCGAAATGTCGGCTCTAATCTTTTATTACCAAACAGGAATAATCGATTATGAAGAATTCCGAGTACATGCTACTTACAAATTGCTAGGTATGAAAGCCGTTCGCAAAAAAATTGTCGATTATGATAAATATTCACGAATACACCAATTATCAGAACTAATAGACACTTTTTTCGAAGAAAACGAAAACAAAGAAAAAGTAATCAAACAATATTATATTCACAATCCTATACCAAAGTTCCGTGGTGCATTTCGAAACTTCTACGGACCATCTAATGATTTCGATAATATAAAATTTGGCGAATATGTAGATGCCCTAGAAGCTTTTGTAAATTTCAACCAAACAGGAGAGCTAATATATTTGTCAACACTATTGGCAATAATGTACAGAAAAAGAGATTATTACAATTCTATAAGTCAAAAAGACAAACGAAAAAAATACAACTCAGATATAGTTCCCAAAAGAGCAAAGTTTTTTCAACGTCAGCATATTGGCGTACTATATGGTTTTTACCTCTATTTTGCCTCATTTCAAAAATACCTAACCAGCGCAACAATATTCATACAAGGAAGCGAAATAGATTTATCAATTCTGTTTGAAAACAAAAAAACTAAAGACGAAAGTAAATATCCCGGATTAGGAATGAAAGGCGTTTTACTTAGTATGGCAGAAAGTGGCGTTTATGGTCCAGAACAAGGCGTTCGTGACACACCATTATGGGAAATACTTATACGTATGTACGATATAACCAAGCGTAGTCTCGACGAAGAAGCCGCTTACAAAAAACTAGAAAAAAAATGATACTACTAGAAAAAATAGAGCAATACGGAGCGCATTTATTGGCAGAAATTCCCGACTTAAAGAAGTTTTATCTCGTGGTTGACGATAGCCAAATAGTTAAAGTATTAAATGAGATAAACGAAGATGACAATCTTATTCTCATAGGTTTTATCCCATCTCATAAATCCGAAGGAACAAACCAAGACAACGTACAAAACCGTGATTTTTCACTTTGGATGGTCTTAAATAAAGTTGACCGTAACGATGGCCAAGAAGCTTTTATCGCATCATTCAAAAGAACACAAATAGCGGCTTCCGCAATCGAGAAGCAAATGCTTACTGACAAACCAAATTTTGGCGGACAATGTTCGCTCATGCGACAACTCCAAGTAGCATCTATCGAAATTAATCCCGTTTGGGCATTAGCAGGTTGCGATGGTTACGAAATAAATTACCAATTACTAACGCCTATTTATTAAAAAAGTTGTAATTTTGAATACTTATTTAAAAATTATGACACCAGAAGAAATCAATCAATTGTTTGAAAAACAAATTTTTATCAAAGGAATACACAAGAATTTAGAAATCGATAAAAACCAAATGGCTAATTACCGTCGCCGATGCAATGAGTTATCATTAGGCTTGAAATTAGAATTACTTTTGAAAATAGATGTTATAAAAATCCAACCAAATGAACCTAAGAGACCAGCGTAACAAAACGGCAAACGACATCCTAAAAGGAGTCTTTGTTTCTCGTGTACTAAAAGAGGAAGGTGTCGAGATAAATACCGACATAAACAAAGTAATGACTTCTGCAGGGTTCGAATCATCATTTTGGCAAGATAAAGCATTCTCGGTAACAGGGCAAAATACGCTAGAGTATCGCCACAAACCACAACATCGTTTTGTAGATATGAAAAACCGAAACACAAAATCGGGAACCATACGCAAAAAACGCCATGCCGTGCACAACAAAATAATTTACGGACATCTAAACGACATTGCCCGTCAGTTATCCTTTGGTTATACCCAAGCAGTTATAAATGAACTAAAACAATTAGAAGAAAATAAAGCAGCTAAAACCGTATAATATAGTTTTTTTTGTAGTCTAATACATAAAAAACACAATATTATGAAAACAAAACTTATTGTTTGCACTAAAATTTTAGCACTAAAAAAAGCCGAAGAAACATTCAGATTTTGGTACAGCGTACTCCTAGAAACAGAGTATATGGATGATGTAGATAATCGTAAAGATTTTCAAACAGCACTGCAAACCATAGCAGATTTACAAAAAAAAAGAGAGAGGCATAGCCTCTTTTTTTTATATATTTACACCTTAACTTAAAAATAATAATAATAATAATAATAATAATATGGAATTTTTTGTTTTTATGATGATTGTGCTTGTAATTGTAATTATTGTTAATTCAAATAGTAATACTAAAAAACCTCCAGAAGATTTATATTCAAAAGCCACGTCAGCAGATACGCCAAAATCCCAAGAAAATTTGAGTGACGCAAGAATTCGGCTTGCTGAAATACAGGAAGAAAACAGAATAAAAATTGCTAATTTTGAAAATGAATCAATATTCGAAGTGACAGGAGTTCATATTGCAACCAGAAAAAAAAGAATTAAAAAAACTTGTGTGCTTGGTGATCAAGTGATTGTTTATGCAGAACCTGAAAATAAATTCGACCCCAATGCAATTGTAATTGAAAATCACGAAGGAATATTGGGATATATAAAGGCTGACGATACGGAAGAAGTTCATGATATTATAAAAGTGGAACATTATGCTTATATTTCAGAGATCGACGATTATGATGGTTATTTAACCCTACATATATCAATTAAATATTAACTATGAAATGTTATAAAAGATAAATGAGCTATTACTACTACAAACGTTTCAAAGACCCATACTGGTGGCTCGTTGTTCTAATATCATTTGCAATAATGATTATAGTTTCACTATTTAACAACTAAATATAATTATATGAATCCAATTTATCATGGAGATAAAGACACTAAATCTTTTTATGAAGAAATAGAAAAACTTACAGACAGAGAATTACAAGAGCGTCAAGCTTTTTATTTAAGAACTATTGCGAGAAGCAACCATAGCATAAAGCTAAATTTGCAATTTTGGTACTATTTTGCAATAGCAATTGGAGCAATAGCTTTTATTGTTATGGCAAATAAGTAAATTAATGATTCATTCTTATTTTAAAGATGTGCAAATGCACATCTTTTTTTTTGCTAATTAAAATTATATTTGTACGTTTGTTCCCGACAAAACATTATTTCAGGGAGCAATCCTAAAAAACTTTTTATTAAGTTAACATAAGCGAACCCTCGTTCACGTTGTAGGTGCTAGTGATAGCCCTGATCTCATTCCCTGGAATGTTTTGTCACAACCGAAGACGAGGGTTTCGTGTATATAATATTTTCAGATATGACAAAAGAAAATGAACAACAGGATTCAAAGTTACTCAACTTAGTTCCTAACCTATTAACTGGATTAAAAACATCAGATGCCAACAGGTATCACGAAATTGCACAATTTATGAAAACAGCTTTTATAGAGCTGTCAGACCACGAACTATTCGATGACCCATCGTATCGCAGGCAATGGGCAGATAATATTTGTGTTATCGAAGCCTTATCTTTTCCTTTCGAAGGTTATTCTAACCAAGAAAAATCAATGGCTATCGATGTTTCGTTACTCGTTTTATCTCAAAGCAGAAAGGAGGTTTCTCATGGATAATCACGAAATAAAAATCATTTACCCAAAAGGAATGCGAGTAACACTCAAAGGAACCACGTTTCGCAAATCAGTACAAATTGCCCTAGCAAACAACAACGCTGTTCCAGACGAACCACTAAAAATGATTTTCCTAAGCACTGGCAAAATACTGTTTCTAGACAAAAATGCCTTTTCTTCATACCTAAATGGCGCCATAACCCAAAAAGAATTGATAGAGCTAACAGAGTGCGATGAGTTATATCGCAACAATAACGATATGCAAATAAACGATCATTATATAGACAAAGGCTCTCTATGGAAAGGAGTAAAACAACAAGCCATACTAATAGATGATGATGTTTATGTTTTTACCAAACTAGATTTAAATATTTTTGAAGCCGTCGAGCCATTACAATAACCAACTAAACGCCACTACCTAGTGGCGTTTTTCATGTCTTAAAATCTGATTTTTTGTGTCGTAAACTTGACAAAATTTACAACAATGGCTAAGACACTCTCAGACGAAGATATTAAGTTAAACATTATTATAAATGGTAATGAAGCTCAAAAAAAAATTAATGATTTAGAAAAAGAAACTATTAGTTTAAAAAAACAAACCTCAGATTATATATACGAGCGAAAACTAATCGAAAAACAATTAGGCAAAGAGTCTAGAGAATATAGAGAATTAACCTTAAAAATTAATGAGAATAACAAAGCAATAGACGCAAACGAAATAAGTTTAAAAAAACTTATTTCAGAATTAAAAGTATCAGAAATGACAATGGCACAGCTTCAAAAAGAAGCCAAACTATTATCCGGTACTTTAAGACATCTTGCGCCAGACACAAAAGACCATCAAATATATTCCGACAAACTTTCCGAAATTACAGGAAGAATGAATGAGCTAAAAGGAGGCGCCAAAACCGCAGGTTTTTCTATTAGCTCTATGGCGGATTCCTTCAATAAGTATAGTGCATTAGGCGCCACGGTTATTGCGGGACTTACAGGGGTTGTGCTATCTGTGCAAAAAATAATAGACATAAATGGTAAGCTTTCAGATGCTCAGGCAGATGTTTCTAAAACCACAGGAATGACAAAAACCGAAGTCGATGAGTTAACCAAATCATTCGGTTTGCTAGAAACTCGAACCTCAAGAATAGATTTACTTAAAATAGCCGAACAAGGTGGGCGTTTGGGTGTACCAAAAGCTGAAATTCAAGACTTTGTAAAAACAATGAATATGGCAGCCGTTTCCCTTGGCGATTCCTTTACAGGCGGTGTCGATGAAGTGGCTGAAAAATTAGGTAAAATTAAATTTCTATTCAAGGAAACCAAAGACATGGGGGTCGAAGAAGCCTATAACTCTATTGGTTCTGCAATAAATGATTTAGGAGCAAACGGAACAGCATCGGAGGCTAATATAGCCGAATTTACCAAGCGTATAGGTTCACTTACCGATGTTTTAAAACCAACCGTACAAGAAACATTAGCGTTAGGTACAGCGTTCGAAGAATCAGGTATAGAAGCGGAAACTTCATCGAGAGCGTATAATATATTTATGAAGCAAGCCAGTACCGAAAGCGGAAAGTTTGCCCAAGTCATGGGTATATCTAAAAAAGCAGTCGAGGATATGATTAACACTAATCCTATGAACTTTATGCTCGATTTTGCCAAAGGCATGAACGGCATGAATGCTACAGAGGTTGCTAAAACGTTAGATTTTTTAGGCGTAAATGCCGATGGTGCAAATAAGGTAATTGGTGCCATGGGTAATAATTTCGAACGTTTCCACGAATTAATCGATTTATCAAACAACTCCTTTGCTTCAGGAACTAGTTTAATAAACGAATACAATATTAAAAACGAAACGCTTGGTGCTACATTAGAAAAAATAAGTAAAAAAATATCGGGGGCTTTTTCTTCTGAGACATTTATCAATTGGCTAACTATTGCAGTTTCTTGGTTTGCTAATTTTATTGGGGCAACCGAAAATGCAAACAAAAAAGTATCTACATTCCAAATAGTACTTGGATTCACTGTAAAGCTATTTGCTGTTTTAATTGCTTCAATGATTTCTTATACAGGTTGGGCTACATTGGTTGCACTAACAACTAAAACAGCTGGAGAGGCGACTGCTTGGGCGGCCGTTCAAAAAAAGTTAGATATAATGTGGACCTCTTTACAAATAGCAGGACTAACGGCTTATACTCTTGTATTAAAAATTTTCGGAAAAGAATCGGAAAGAACCGCTGCAAAATTAGCTACACTAAATGCTGTTACTGCTGCAAGTCCATGGGGTGCTATTATAGCTGTTTTAACAGTTGTTGTTGGTGCGTATATTGCATATAGAAGTTCGCTAACAAAAACAATTGAAGTTCAAGAATCATTTGGATCACAGCAAAAAAAATTAGCAAAAGATGTTGGAGAATCAACATCACAAACTAAAGCGCATCTAACTTCATTAGTTAATGTAATAAATGATACTAATGTTTCATTGGCTTCTAGAAAAAAAGCGTATGAAGAGCTTGTTAAAATAGCTCCCGAATTTAATGGGCTTTTGGTAAAGGAGGGTGAAAAAGTAGAAGGACTTACAGCTATATATTCGGAGTATGTAAAAGCTTTAGATTCGGTAGCTTATGTAAAAGCATTTGTAGCGTTAAATGAAAATAACATCTCAAAGGAATTAACATTACAGCAAAAATTATATAGTGCTGAAATGAAATTGTCTGATGCAAGAAAAAAAAATGCAGCTTATATTTATGTGATGCCTAAACGAAATTTTTCTACTAGAGAGGATGATATTAATAAATATATAAATGAAAAATCTAATAATAAATCAGCACTAGAAGAGAAAGAACGATTAGCTAAAGAAGAAGTAAATATTCTAAAAAATAAAATAGCTAATCAACAAAAATTGGTTGCAGGAACAAGTGCATTTCAGGCTTCTACTATAAAATTATTGGAAGCGTCTATTCCATTAGAAGAAAAAGCTCTTTTAAAACTTGAAAAAACTTCCAATAAATACAGAGTTTTATCAATAAAAATAGCGGCTGATAAAGCTAAATTAGATGCGCTAGTTAACTCTACAACAAAAGAGTCTCCAAAATCAACTTATAATATTCCAGGAGAAAAAGGTAATGGCAAAATCAAAGTAGAAACAAAAGACCCTAATAGTAGCAATGAGGATTTAATAAAATTACGATTAGAAAATGAATCAAAATACGCCGCTGCAATTCTAAAAAACGAAAGAGAATTAGAAGACAATATCCTTGCAGTAAAAGAGGCAGGGTATGAAAAAGAATTAGCAATAGAAAATCTACGTTATGAGCGCGTTATCGAAGAATTAAACAGTAGAAAAGTTCATACAGAGCAAATAGCAAAACTAGATGAAGAAGCAAAAAAAGCCTTATCGGAAGGAAATAAAAGTAAATATAATGACCTTATTAAAATAAAAGAAGGTTGGAAAGAAAGAAACAAAAATTTAGATGATCAAATAAAACAAATAGAATTATCGGAAGCTGGGATTCACAACCAAAAACTAGGAAAAATTGAAGACGATGCAATATCAAAACAACTAGCAGATACAGTAAAAACCTACGCAAAGGCAAAAACTTTAAGAGAAACAGAATTTCTTGATGAGCTTAACGGCATAACCACATTAGCCGATGCAAAGAAAAAATTATCAGGAATAATTTCAGATTTCGAACTTGGCAAAATAAAAACATTAGCCGATGCAAAAAAACAATTGCAAGAGCAGTTTGCTGCAAAAGAATTAGCAAAACAAAAAGAACATCTAGAAGATTTAGTTGCACAACTAAACACAATTATGACTTCTAAATCATTCAAAGGAATAGATTTAGAATTTCTAACCCCCGAAATGCGTGAAGAATTTGCAAAGCAAATCGAAGAATTAAAATTAAAAATTGCAGAATTACAAGCAGTAATAGACGGAAAAGGAGGCGGAAAAGGCAAAACTCCAGAACAGCAGGCAGCAGAAAAAAAAGAAAGAATAAAAAAAATAGTAAGCGATGCGCAAGCAATAGTTTCTGCCTTAATGAACACATGGGGTGCGTATTATGACTATATGGCCGCCAAAGAAAATGCGCAACTAAAAATATTTACAGCTGGAGCCGACAGAAAGAAACTCGCACTAAAAAAACAACTCGATGCAGGTTATATAAACCAAGCCAAATACAACAGAAAAGTAGCCCAAATAGACAAAGAACTAGACGACAAAAAATTTGAGATAGAGCTAAAGCAAGCCAAGCGCAAAAAATCAATGGATATTGTAAATACCATTATCAATACCGCTACCGCAATCATGCAAGCTTATGCGCAAATGGGACCCATAGGCGGTACCATTGCAGGGGTTTTAATAACGGCTATGGGAGCCTTACAAATTGCAACAATTGCAAACACTCCTTTACCGGTAAGAGGTTACGAAGATGGTTTATATCCCGAAGAAGTAACCAGACAGCAGGACGGAAAAAAATTCCGTTCTACTGGAACCTCAAAAATGCAAACAGGATTGTTTACCAAACCAAGAATATTGGTAGGTGAAGGCGCTGGCGATATGCCAGAAATGGTAATAGACAAACGTTCCTATGCTCAAATATCGCCCGAAGTAAAACAAGCCTTAATCCGTGAACTTCATGGTGTTCGTGGTTTCGAAAACGGATATTATAAAAACGATATCTTATACTCAGGAAACACTACTTCTACTGCACCAATACCAGCATCAAATAATAACGATAAAGTATTAGAAATGGCAATGGTAATGATGTCTGAACACATATCGCTAATGAAAGATTTACGTGAGAACGGGATAGAAGCAAATGTTTCTAATAAAAATCTAAAATCAATGAAAAATCTAAAAGAAGGCATTAGCGATTTTGACGCATTAAGAAATAAAAATAAACATTAAATTATGACTATAGAAATATTAGCAAGAGAATTTCACGCATCAACAGAAGTTCCTATTTATACATGTTGGTTGTTTCAAATAGGCCACAATGATGCACAAGAGATTATATCTAATAATGAAAATGTATTATTAAAATATAACAATAATACAATAAATATATCATCTGGCATATATGGAGACAATTATAACGGACAACCTCCCTATGGGGATAATCACGCATGGATTGTTGTAGAACAATTGGACGGACTTCACGGAACGGGACCTAAGTGGTGGTTAAGATTGAATGTACTAAACAATGGTTTCTTTAATGCCGTTCAAGACATTAATAACATTACCGCTATCGAAATAAATACTTTCTTACCTGCGTCATTGCATTTTGAAGGTGTCAAAGATTTCTGTGAGCCAGTTGCACAGGTGCTTAATCAAACATACGGTTTTAACTTTACAATAGAGGCTTCTTCTTGGTTACAAGTAACGCCAAATTCAGGTACAGGAGCAACCGCTTTAAGCATTGTTCCCGCCCCTACTCCTACCATGTTAGTTGGCAGTTATGTAGGGTTTGTAAATATAAAAAACGGGGCAATATTGTATAAAGTAATTAATATTACTTATAATTTAACTACAATTGTCAAAACGCCATACCAATATAAAGGGGTTAATTTTACATTAGATACTAAATATTTTAATTTCAAAAGCCAAAATTCCGATACTTATTTTCAAACCAATGCAATAATAAAAGTCTTTAGTTTCTTTACAGATACCGCAAAAATTATTCAGGTACCACAAAAAGTACTCACGTTTGAAACCGTTGAAAAATTAAATTTAGGAAGAATAATTCATCGATTAATGAATCGTTTCGACAAAAAAAACGACTATTTTTATCAATACAAATATGCCGAACTACAACTAAATGTAATAGAAAAATTAATATCAAATGATACCGTAATTAGAAATGTAAATTCCGATACTATATTTTTTGCTGCAGGTTTAAGTAAAGGAGTAGAACGAGGTTTTGGCTTTTTAAACATTAATCAAAAACCAAACAGGGTTACTGAAAAAAGTTTTGCATACCTAAATATTTTAATACCCCAAAATATTTTAACACCCCAAGAGGGAGCATATTTGTTAAAAATATTTAAAAACAAGGAACTCGTTCCGACAGAAACAATCGATTTTTCTAATATTCAGGGTAATATATTTACTTACAAAATATATTTCGACTCTTACAATCAAGGAGATATTATAGATGTGGTTTTAGATAAAGCAAGGCTACCTCTAATTTCTCCACCCACAAAAAGCTTTCTAGTATTTCCAGAAGGAGAGTATTCGGCTATGATTGTTTGGGAAAACGAATATTTACTACAATCAGCAATAGAGTGTACAGGTGGTTACAATATAAAAACAGACATCGAAAGTGTTTCTCAAAAAATATATAAAGATTTTGTAGAAATATTAGAAATATTAGCCACTTCAAAAGAAGTAAAATTAAATATAAGTACAGGCTGGGTAGCTAAAACAGATGTAGATACAATAGAAAGTTTATTGCGTAGTAAGAGAGCTTGGTTGCTAAAAAACAATCAAGTAATACATATTCGAGCCTTAAACAAATCGATACTAAACGAAGATTCTTCTAGAGGGTTAATAGATTATAATTTAGAATTTCAAATAAACAGATCATACGATGAGGAAACTTATTCACTCTAAATTTGTGTTAGATTTATCTAATTTCAAAATATCAGATACCGAAGAAAACAATTGGTTTTCTGATATGTTTTTTACTAAATATTCTTTTCCGTTCGAAATAGATTTGATAGACGATTTAGATATTGCATTTGGTTTTATCTCCTTATATAATTCATCTTCAAAAGAAACCTATTTCGAACTTAAATATGTGCACGGCGACAAAATTGAAGATGCCGTTTTCGAGATAGAACAATTTCAAACGAAACTAAGCTGTGTTTTGCGTTTTGGTTTCGAACAATTACCTAGTTTCGACAAAAAACTATCTGAATTATCATTACAAAAATTACGATTGCCAGATGGTACAGATGTTTACCAGCACGCCCAAACCGTTATTACGCAAAAATGGCCGGTAGTAAATTATAATTTTCCACAAGTTCATTTAGACAAAATAGATGCTTCGGGCGAAATGTGGTCTTATTTTGAAGGGCAAATAAACTGCCGAAAAGAAGGTGTCTTTTTAATTAACGATATGGATGCTCATAATTCTATTTTTAGAAATAGAAATATAATGCAACCATTACCTTATTTATTTCATGTTTTAGAAAGAGGAATGGCAGATGCTAACTTAATCTTAGCAGGAGAAATACTTAATAACGAAGACTTAAAAAAAGTCACTTTGTATGCTGATGTAGAATATTATAAAAAATATATCGATGAGTGTTTAGACATAGAGAATCAATTTTTTGGTGAAGAAATTATTGGCGCCTATCCGTTTGATGGCATACCTGACCCTGATTTTGTTTTTGGCTATCCCCTGAACGGCTATTTTAATTATGACAGATACTCTATAACTAAATTTACAGTAAAAAATGCCGGAACTTACAAACTAGCAGTTTTCATTACTTTTCCAGGTGTTGATCGTAGAGCTTCTTCTGCTTTTTATATCGTTAAATATAGGGGTCGTATATTAAAATATATGCCTTTAAATGATATAGGAAATTGGGGTAATCTTCCAGAAATTTGTAGGGATAGTTTTAATATTTCAACAGAAAACGATATAAATATACATGAGTTTACTATCGAAATATGTTTAAAAGCCATAGGAGGTGGTAATCTGTCGGGGCCTTGGGTGGGATTTACTGCTGGTTTCGAGATAACGCCAGTATATTTATATGAAGATAATGTAAATGTGGTGTCTACGATTATTAATACAAACAAAATAGATTTAACAAGGGCAGTGGCAGATATTACTTTTGGCGATTTAATACGATGCATCAAAAATTGGTACAATTACGATTTAACTATTCAGGGCAATCTAGCGGTTATGAATAAGGTCGAATCTCAGATGAATTATAATGAAGCTATTTCTTTTCAAAGTTTTGAAATAAAAAATCCTATCCAAAAGTTTAAAAAAGGAAACTCTTTTTTACTCAAATTTCAAGATATAGAAAGTAAAGATTATACTTTCTTACCAGTTTTTCAAGACAGGCAAGGTGTTATAAGTACAGGTTATAAAACAGATGAAAAAACAAATACTATCGAGATAAATGGTTTGCCTTTACCCTTAGTCACAAAAAACGAAATACATACAGCGCACGCATTCGAGTCTGGAAACGAAAAAATATATTTTGTAATCTATGACGGTTTAATTAATAATAATAATACTTCAAAACCAAATAATAATTATCTCCTTCCAGTAGTTTATACAAACTACTGGAAAAAATGGATTAATTTCAGAATAAAATCTACAGAGACAATTTGGTCATTTAAAACCTTTGGCGAAAACATTTCTAATTTAAAAGTTAAATCTAAAATTTTCTGTTATAATAAATACCATATCATAAAAACCATAAATAAAACCGAGATTAAACCCGATTTATTCGAGATAGAAATAAATCTAGAATCGCTAGATTAATCCCAAGGTAATTTATCTAGCAAAAATATTTCCTTATTAGCTTCAGCCTGAACAATGTGTACATAAACCATTGTTTGGGTTATCGAGCTATGAGATAAAAGCATTTGTAACATTTCGACCTTTCCTCCCATTTTTAAAAATAATGTTGCAAATGTATGACGACCAACGTGCATAGATACTTTTTTAGTAATACCTATTCCTTTCATTATTTTTTTAAGCTCATCATTCAAATGCTGATCCGCAAATTTTGTAATAAATAAATTAGGACACTCATGTATAATTTTTTTTGCATTATCATTTAATGCTAAATTTTTATCCTTATTATTTTTTACGGTAACTAATGAAATATCATTTTGCATTAATTGGTCTCTGTTTAATTTCTGAATGTTAGAAACACGCAAACCAGTCATACAAGAAAATAAGAAATAACCTAAAACTAATTTATAACTAGGACTTATAAAATCCGATTTATAAAAATCAAAACATTTCTTCATTTCCGAAGCGTCAAGATAGGTTCTGTTTCCGTTCATATTACCAACCTTTACATCATCTAAATCAAATAATAATTTGATACCGTTCTTTTCTGCTAGTGCTAAAAATTTTTTAATAGATGCAAAATTAGAATTAATGGTACTATCCATATTTCCTTTCTTATTTTTTAGGTAGTTTCTGTATTTATTTAACCACGACAAATCAAGCTGATTAAACGGTATATAATCTTGGTATTCTTTTATTTTCATCAATACCGATTGATGTCTATTATAAGAACCTTTTACAAGTTTAGATTCTTCCTCTTTTAAAGCTTCCTTAAAAAAAGACACGAAATTTACACGATTAAGTTTCTCTAAATACTCACGCTCCATAATTTTAGGCGTAAGCAAAAGATTAGATAGGCGATAAATAGTTTTTATGCTGGTAAGTTTACTATCTATATTATCAAGAATTAAGTTAGTATCGCATAATTTACTTTTAGGGTTTTTAAGCCTTTGCAGCTTATCATCCCACAGATTAGCCTCGACATATATATCAAGGTGAATTCTCACTCTAGGAGAATTATAGCCAGAAATATGTAAGTACACTGGCGACAAACCAAAAGCGTTTGGTTCCTTTCTAATTTTAAAATTTGTTTTTACTGACACGGAGTTTTTCGTTGTGTCAATCAGCGTGTCAAAAATCCTGTCTTGTTGGGTAAATAGCAT